GTAAATTGTTGTTCTACTCCGGCAGCCTTTAATAATGGGTTGCCCAAGTAATGATCAGTCTCCGACCTCGGCATCTTTCTCCTCCAGCATCATATTTTCTTTTTGTTCTTTCAAGAACATTTGAAGTTCTTTAGTTGAACCAACGAATAGAGAATTATTTGTGGTGTTGTTGACTGTTGTTGTTTCTTTATTGATGTCCTTGAGTTTCTTGTGAATCTCTAGAAGATCTTTGTTTGCATCTGCAACGGTTTTAATCATTTGAGCTGCGACTTCATATGCTCTCGGACTTTCCGTTTCAGAGGCAACCTGAAGAATACCATCGATGGCTTCACTGCCTCGATCTATGATATCTTTGAGAGACCCACGAACTTCGTGAAAATCTCTCTCTGCCTTTTGATCACCGACTTGTTTTGGTTTTTCTAGTTCGATAATTTCAGCATCAACTACCACGGGTTCTATCTCAAATACCTCATTGAGATTTTTATCTACACGATCTTCACTCATACAGTCTCTCCTCCTCCATTGATAACGTCACCAGTTCCAGACCCGGCTGGATTATTTACTTGGTATTCAGTTTTAGTAAATGTATATGGCGGCACAGCAGGCGGATCTGTCTGAGAACCATCAATGAAGATTCCAGTGCCCCCTGATATTCCAATGTCAATTCTACTTACCGCTCCAGTTGCTCCACATAGTCCTGCGACTTGACCAGAAGTTAATCCGTCTCCGAGATCAAACAAAGTGGACTTTGTGTATATGATTGTCTTGTCTCTTCTAGTCGGACCATACAAATAACTTCTTACGTTAAAGGAGAGTGTCCAGTTTAGTAATCTTCTTGTTTCCATATCACCAAGGAAGTCATAGTCTAAGTTTACACCTTCTAAAACAATAGGCAAATCGATCTTGCTGTTAATATCAGAAGTTCCACCAGCCTTTTGAAAGGTTACGTTAAATTCTGGAGTGAAGTATGGAACAATCTGTTCTACAATCTGCAATCCATCTTCAAATGTAGACGCATAAATGCCGAGTTCAAAACCCATGTTGTATGGTACTTCGGCGTACTGATATGATAATTGTCCTTGTGTACCTTCAACATCTTTGACACGACGACGATGAATCGTATTTCTCTTTCGACTTGCATCATAATTTAGAGATGTCATATTGAAAGACATTCTAGGCAGCGTCATCTGGACATGTGCGTTTGGGTATTCGTCATCGTTTAATCGGTTGTCTTGTTTTAACCGTTCAATGTACTTTTCTCTTGCAGCATAAGCAAGAGGAACCTGAATACTTACTCGTTCAGTACCATCCGCATTTAACTTTTGTATTTTAATATCATCAAATAAAGTACCGAAAGCTACAACAGTGTTTCTTATTGTCTCATGATAGAAGTGTGATTGAAACATCAGTAGTTACCCTCCGAGAATGGATCATTCTCTGAGAAGTCGAGAATTGAATCACCATCAGTCTTAATGTCGGAGTTCGTACCATATCCGTCCTGTGGAATAATATCTCCAGAGGCACCAGTAACACCATCAATGACATCTTCCAGACCATCAATTGCAGACCAACCTGTATCCAGTTTCTCGTGTGAGTAGCGGAAGAGTTCGCAGGATAATCTGTATGTGTATAGTTTACCTAACTGGTAAAAAGGATTTTCGTGTTCTACAAATTTAATCTCAAAGATATATCGAGACATTGGGAAGTAAATTAAATCACCTTCTTGTGGATGAATCTGTGTAGAACCAGAACCAACAAAGTTATCGCGGAAAACTCTCTTTGCAACCACAAGATCCACGGTGTCTTGAATTTCAAAACCGAATTGTGTAATCTGATCTCCACCACCAAACCCATCAATTGAATCAATGTACATTTCCATTTGCATACCATCCGAGAAGATAGAGGCATTATCTTCACCGAAGATAGTGTCTTCTCGAACGAGTGTTCGTGGAAGGTATACCATATCTCGACCATACATTCGAATGGTTTCGACGGTGAGATCTTCTAGAACACTTGAAGAAGTGTGTGGTTTTTTGTTGAAGAACGGATTAGTTCCCATTTATCATCCCGTCATAAAATCTGGTGGAAGTTCAAACTTGAGAGACATCTCGTCTTCGAGCCTTCGAATTTCTTCTTGTGCATCCTGAAACATTTGTTGTCCGTTGAATTGTACACCACCGGGTAACTGCATTCCCTCGAACTTTGAGAGGTTGGAACCCCACTGCCTTTTAATGAGAGCAGCGGCATACTCTTTCAAGAAACGATCGTTATAGAGTTCTTTGTATGTCTCACCATCAACGGCAACATAACACTCAAACATCAGATAATCTCCTACCGAAACTTCTTCTGACCAGTCCATATCAAGGAATAACTTATTAGTTACTCGGTTGAAACGAATTTTCTTTTCTGGTGTAAGATAGTCTGAGATCATTTGCATGTGTCTCATTACCTGATCATAATATTGAAGTGTACCACCGTTACGAAGACCGTAGAAGTCATTAAATGCCATTTGGTATTTGACACCCATGAAGTTACCTGCGGCTCCACTTCCAAATTGGAAAGCACGAACAACGGAAACCACACTTGGATCTACCAGATTCATATCCAAATATCCGTTGGTTACATCATCTTCAACAATTTGGTGTTTTAGGTATCGAGTTTCTACTCCATCGAAGTGATACTCCGTGAAGTGTTCGATAGCATCATCAATTCGATCTTCTACTTGTTGGTCATCTACGTTGATTTCTACAACGGGAAAACCTAACTTTCGTAAACAGTATTCTTTGAGTTCTTCTCTTGATGTTACGCTCATCCATACACCTCCGTTATACTATGTATAATGGAAGATCCTCAGCCAGTAAAAACTTTTTTGGCTGGGGTCGACCCAGCACGGTCTCCACATGAAACGGCATCACCTATTCGGTAAATTGGTCGGCCGTTCACGAGAACTTTAGGAAACCCTGATGATGCACTTCCAATGGCATGTGAACTCTTACCACAGTTGTGAGTACCAGAGTTATATCCGTCACCCATTCTACCAACTGGGATTCCATTGATGAGAACATTAGTGGAACCGTTTAGGAAAGGCATGGGTCCAAAACAATGACCTGCACTCTTTCCCCCTCTTACCATTACATTAGACATAGATCATGGTCCCGTGTATGTTGGATATCCACCATCGGCGGAACATCCAAATGTTCCCGTGTAGTAGACTAAGTGGTTCTTCTCGGATCCGGAGACAGTACCGAACCACTTCTTGTGAAGATCTTCTTGTGCATTGACGAAGATTGAGATGGAGGCATTGATACCAGATGTAGGGAATCCAGATGAACCCTCCGGTGGAATCGAGGCCAACCCAATGCCATCAGCGGGAGATCCGTAAGCACCAGTGTAACCTTGTGTACACCCTTCAACCGGTGTCGGTGCATACCATCCAAGTGGGACATTCAATCCAAATCCAAAGTAGTATGTGGCTCCACCTGTACCTGAGATGTGGATAAATCCATCGGCGGTACTACCGGTAATACCTGCGGTGGTTAATCCGGCAGGATTAATAAAGTGAGCCGCGTCGAATCCTCCCAAGCCTGGGTCTTCCGTTTGACCCACAACACCGTAAGTGCCGCCGTGGTGTGGAGGTGCCAAGAATTCTGGACATGTACCATCAGGACATTTAGCTGATGTGAATGTAACTCCAGTTACTCCACTAGTAACCCAATTGGTACTTGCACCAAACAATGCTTGCAACCAAGGAATTCCGTCGAGTGGTTCTGTAAAATCACCGGAATAAGCATTGCTTGTTGAGGGGGACAAATCATTAACATTACCATTCCAAAAGAATTCACATGCGTCTGGATCTTGTTGTTCTGCCGCTGGTGGTGTCAGTGGCCGGAGTGTATCAAAACTAGACGCGGAACTTATGACAGAGATTGCAATCCTCGGCGCACTTGCCTGTTGAGCATTCTGAGCGCGAATTGTAATACCCCCTTCTGTATCCACTGACTCATCGATCGGGTGAAGTCCGATGTTCGCTGATAAGAATTGACTAGTTCCATTGTCACCAAATCGACCAGATGCAGAAGCACCGGACTTACCCTGACTGTACCATAAGTGTGCCGGTAGTCCAGTTGGAAGAGTTTTCATACCGGCAGTAATCGAAGCGATACCAAGATACGCAGAAGGTGTGAATGCAGTACCCACTCCAGTTTCTACACCGGCAGGAGCAAGTTCAAATCCATTCAGACCAAAGAGATTGGACGAACCTTGATTTGTACTTGCATCTGTGTGAGTAAAGAGAACATGATCGGCAGAAAAACCTTTCATGTAGGCATCGCCTTCTGAGATTGGATCATATACAGAACCAACGCTAAACCAAGCAGCAGGAATAATTTCACTTGCGATATAATACCAACCGGGGGAAAGTGTAAATCCGCCGTCTATTCCTTCTCTACCAGCAGCACTGGAGTATAATCCGATTGGACCAGTTCGACCCGGAGTAACTTCTCTAATGTCGCCGCCTGTGTAACTAATACCCGCGACACCGGAAACTTCATAGTTTGAGTTACTTACAGAAACAGCAAGACCATCCGCGTGCAATGTTGCATCGGCGGGTCGGAAGAAGTAAGTACAGGTCGATCCCTCGACGAAACCATTATAATCACGGACTTCACTTTCGGGAGTGCCTACTGGGAATCCGTTTACCGGAATCATACCAAACCAACCATAGGTTCCGCGTCTTCTCGGAATATTGGCGTTTATGTTTGCCGTAGCTCCACTCTCATAACCAGTAATATATGCCATGTACTTGTCTACGACGCAGAAGTTTGCAACATAAATTGGTTGGAGTTTCACAGTTGGGAAATACTTCATTCGGTTCCAGTAGTATCCCGGAGGTCCATCAAGTGTTTCACCCGTACAGGCACCGCGTGTGAATTTATTACTCTCAAACAGTTTCGTAGACTCTAAGAAGTTCAGTACCTTAATACCAGCAGTGAGTCCATCGTCATAACCAAAGGTGAAACCGGACATCTCGCCAGCGACCGCGTACAGACCCGTGGCACCCGCCATGGCGATTCCGCCACCGTTATGCACTTCGGATAGGTAATAATTTACTGACCACCGTGGATACAAATCTCTACCGTATGTTTCTCCGGAAATACCAGCACCAAAAATTAGATCACCTGTTCCTGCTTCGAATCCGCCGATCTGTCCGGGATTAGATTTACTGAGACTCGTAATGTCTGACCACTCTGTGTCTTGGTTTGTGTTTGATGCCTTTACTAAGGCATAACCTACGTTGCCACCATCAGGTACACCTGCACCTGTAGGACCAGTTATACCAATACCACCAGTAGCTCCAACATCGCCAGTTGAACCGGTTAGACCAGTTGGACCTACAACATTACCCACATTAATAGCAATTCCACTATCCAGAGTAAAGATCAGTTCGCCATTTGTTATGGCAGCACCGGCAACACCATCACCAGTAGGACCAATCGCAGAACCCGCATCAAAAGTACTGCCGTCAATTAATGTAATGATTAAATTATCGCCGGAGATACCAGCAGCCGAAACACCTTGACCAGAGACAGAGTTTAACTGAGCAATAATATCGTTGGTCTTTGTAAACCAACCATAAAAGGTTTCGGTGATTCCTAAGTTATCTAGTGTATATCCCGGCATTAATTATTTCCTCGACTCAGTAGTGTTTGTAACATGGACTTTATTTCACACATCTCTTGTTGCAGAGAGTTTTGTTGTTCTTGTAGATTAATGATTTGATTTTTTTCTTCATTCTTCTGTTTATAGGCAATAAGTGCTTCTTTGTTTTGAGAAAGAATTGCTCCTGAATTTGGATCTCTAATCAAATCTGTTCTACCTTCGATATTTAGGAATCTTGAACTCATGCTAGGGCGATCGCCCTAAGATCTTTAATGATCGGAATAATTGCAGTGTTAAGCGGAGCTCCGTCTGCGTACATGCAAACCTTAATTGTAAATTTGCCCATTGGTTCATTTAAGTCGGCGGGTAGACTGTACGAAACTTCTCTATATCCATCTAGATTTCCTGTAAGTGATGGAGTCAATTGAGTGTAAGATTCATTCTCAAACGGTGAATCTTCGCCCACTGGTTGTTGTTTGATGAAGACTTGAATGTCAGTATTCTGAGGTTTATATTCATTGAGAATTACTCGAATGTTCTTCGATTCAAATCCTTCAGCAAGATTTACCTGACGAGTTATATATCGTGCTCGTGGTTTCTTACCAGCAACAACAGGTTTGGCCTGAGGATCAAGTTCACCGTTGTAGTTTGCCCCACCCGGTGTCAGATCCTTAGCACCTTCTATGATATTTTCAACTGCAATCAAACTTATTCTACCCAAGTCTAGAACAGGCGAAACATCCGAATCTGTTCCTGAAACTGTAGCATTCAAAATCAGTGTTTGATTTGTGTCTGATAAGTCAAGATTTACCTTACGGGAACTGGTAAACAAGAATGATTCATTTACAGTTACATCGAGTTCTGTACTGGTAGCGGAAACACTTGATGAGAGGTTTGGTGTGAATCGCATCTTAGTTGTAAATCTGCTTGTGGGCCAGTTTACAATATCTGCGTTTAGGTTACCAACATCAAGTTTGATTTCTCCAGTGTAACCACCCGAGTTCTTCTTTTCCTTGAGCGCAATGGTTTGCGTACCATTCGCCTTAAACTTGCATTTACTTATTTGCATCATGAGATCAGCAGTTGTATCTGATTCCCACTTTCCAGCATTTTCAGTGCGATATAGTGACCCGATATTTGGTTGTTCCGTAACCGCAATTTCAGTTCCAATTTGCTTGTCACCCATAACGGCAATGTAAGTTTGGTATTCATCGCTGTTAGTTGTAAGAACCACCGCATGTTCTCCGGGTAGGAGATATACAGGCGAAGAGAATGTGAATGTTGTCGCAGACCCAACACTTGCAACATCTGGACTTTCGCTGATGTTAACATCATCAGCATTCTTAACGACTTCTGCGAATGGATACACTACAGAAGAACTTGGATATCCATTTACGGTGGGACGTAGTTGCAACGAAACCGGCAACTTAGATGATTTACTCTTAAAGTATACGTTTACCTTATCAACAAACACACCGTTTGGATGTTCACTAGAAGAAACAAAGAAAGTTTGTGATACTGGGTTTGTAGGTGAACTCGTATCGATAAACAGATCTGTATCTGTATCTGTAATAATTCTTTCTTCGTTTACATTCTTACGAAGTGTAATTGGTCTCCGAGTACTAATATTAATATTTTCTTGAGTATCGACTAGTCCTTCCGCAGAGTAAACAACTTCCGCACTCGTTCTAGCATTAGAAACTTCGTTACTACTGCTATCTGTAAGTCTGAATAACTTTTCACCTGTCCGGAATTGACCGGCAGGAATAGTAAATACTAGGTTAACGGTCGATGTAATTGCACCAGTAGAATCTGTAATTAGATCAGCTTCGCTGATTCTGTATGTTGTACTTCCAATCACGAACGTGCAGTGTTCATCAACATTCACTCCATCAAAGAAAGCGTGAACTTTAGTATTAGGTCTGAGATTACTAGCCGTAACCGAGATAGACTTGGATCGAACAAACGGAACAATACTAATGTCTACGAATCTATTTCCAATTTCCTTAACGATTCTTTCTGGAACCATTCGTGTTTCGATTCCAGTTCTCAGTTGTCTATCGGAGGTGACTTTGGTGGTTCTGGAAATTGTTTTGGCAGTTTTATTCAGGATACTATCTGAAATTGCTTCGTCGCCGATCCAATTAGTTTTCCAGTCATTCCATTGTGTACCAAATGCTTTGGAACCCTTGGACTTCCAAGCATCATTTTCACCTTCAATATTAACGAGAACATCTGGATCTACATCTTCGTCGTACCAGTTGTCTGATGCAGGATTTAGTTTAGCTCGTCCTAACCAGTTTGTAACCGTGAATGGATTGAGATTTAGTGAGGTTGTCGCTAATGGTTGAGTGGTTAATGCTTCACTGTCAAACATTGACATAACAAGATTGTCTGTTGTCGTGTGAAGGTTTGTACTTGAATCCACATCAAAGTCAATACTACGAGAAAGGAATGTAGATCTGAGTTCTTGATTCTCAAAGTCAATAGCAACATTGTAATCTTCATTCTTTACGTCACCGATATTGTGACCTGAGAATTGATCGACTACGATGCCATTTTTGAATCTGTCGTTACCGTTTTCATCTTTAATAAACAGAGCTTCTGTTTGTCGTTCGAGTAAAGATAGAGTACTATAGTATTCAATCTGTTGAATTCTTCGTTCGAGACTACCAATGTCTCTCATGGTAAATCTCTTATTCTCGATAAACTTAGAAACTACATCAGTTGACTTATATGTGTAGGCGGGAATATAGAACTTATACAGTTCCATTGCGTCTACTACCTTATCAGGTGATTTTGGTTCAAGTGCAGGAACACCCTGAATAATCTTGAATTCCTTATTTCTAGTAAGAACCAGTTTGTCGATTCTTGGGAGGAAGAAGGAATATGAGATATTAAATGCTTGGCCACTCGCAGGAATAAACACTGAAGTGAAGTTTGATCCGTCAAACGATGGTCGAAGATCTATGACCTTATTCAGATTGATAACTTCACCACTGTCGGGTGATGTATATTCTGAAATATCGTCGAACGTAAATTTGATTTCCGATCCCGTAGGAGATTCGTTAATATATGATTCAGAGACAAACGGGCCTTCACCAGAATGTTCAAAGTGACGGTATGTTACATTCAATGGGCATACTAAATTAGCTGTACCATTTGCAACATCTGTAGTTGAACCAATAGAAGTTAATCCGTTGTTTACCAGATATAATCTACCCTTCTGGTATAGATTGTCTCTTTGACCGTTATCAAGTGCGAATAAGTTAAATACATCTGCTGTAGCAGATATCCCTTCATCATAACCTGAAACGAGTGAGTAAATATCAACATTAGGAAGTTCAAAGTAATGTCTTCCTGTCGTAGTTGTTTTTAGATCACTTGATGCGAATGTTTGAGATGCTTCTTTTAGTTTCTTCAGTCTAATTGGACTACTTTGAATTGTCTCACCGGGATTAACATCTAACATTGCAATAAGGTCAAACTTATTCGTTGCTGGGAAGTTTGCAGTTCCACCACCGATGTTCTTTGTAACTGTTAGTTTGCCTAAGTCACCTAGATCGAGATTATTTGTACGAAGAGTGAAGGCATCTGAGAACAGATCCATAATTTTACCATCATTGTCAATCATCATGTAATTGTTCAAATCGGTTCCATCTATGAGTTGACTTACTCCATACCCACCAACAAATCGAATGTTAGAATCACCAGAAGATGCTTCCGCTGTTTGTCCCTGATCCGAGTTTGTAAAATCTACGGTAAAAGATTTAATTATTCTGTAGTCAAGTGCATTAATTGCTTTGACAACATCACCTCGTGGTACTGGGAAAATTAGTTTGTTTAACTCGGGGTTGAAGACTTTTCCGATATATGTTGGATGAATATCAAACATCTTTCCACCGGCAGTCTGTCCTTGACCAGATCGGTTTACTTCTTTAGCAAAACCATAATAAGCAGAATATATTTCGTTCAAGAAGAACTTAACACCGGGTCTCTTGTTGTACATATTTACATCAAACAGAGACACTTGATGAGCGTCATTTGATTGTTCTTGAATTTGTCGAATTCGTGCCGTGCCGATCGTAACCGGAACTTGTACATCTGTATATTGATCAGCAGATGATCCTGCGGTCCCTAAGAAACCATTGAAGACAGCACCGTTTAATCCATATGAATTCTGAACAGTGGTAACTTTACCTGTTGGACTTGGAACGAATCCAGTAACTCCAGCAGAACTGATCGCAAGAGTACCTTCAAGAATAGGTTTTGCATCTGGTCCAACTTCAAACGAATTGCCATCAATCGAATCTAATTCGATTAGAAGGGTGGTATCTTGTGTGTCAGCTGAGTTTCCTGAATTTCTGGCTGTAAAGTTTACAACTGTACCAGTAGCAAATCGAGTTGGTTGTATTCCCGGAACATTCTGAGCAACCTTTTGTCCTACTGAGTAGTTCCTACCGGGAACAAAGTTACTCTTCGATTGAAGAAGTTGTGTTCCTATCTCACCTTCTAGGTAAGATCCAAACCCGCTGAAGTTAGCAGTTGTGACATTATATGGTCCTTGAATATCAACAATATTCGACTCTCTTGTGTTTACAGTACTGGTAGAATTGATTCCATTGCCGCCATACCCAACAAAGGACATACCGCATGTGGTATCTCTGAGTCCAAAAACATGGCCCAAATCTCTCTGGAATCCTTGGAATCCTGTACAGATTTCAAGAAGAAGTCTTCTCTGATTGATATCCCAACTAATTACATTACCCTTATTGACAATGTTTGGATTGTTTGAAAATTCTGCGTAACTTAGTTCGGAAGCGTCCCAATCGTTGAACGTAAATTGAACGACCTCCTGTCCGTGTTTGTATGAAGAAGAAACGATATTCTTCTCTACCAATGACGAAGGAGTTTCGAGATTAGTCGATGGATCACTTCCATTAAAATCAGAAGGTACATTTCCCTGAAGAGTTTCCAAGTAACCATCACCTATGACTCCGGGATCGTCTGATCGGAATCTAATTTCTTGCACTGATAGTTCAGTTGCAGTATAACTTGGTTTTATACCGTATTTAAATTTATAATCTGGGGTTGCTCCAGCAGAAGGAGCCGGAGTAGATGCGAAATCAATTAGTCCAACAAATCCCACGGTGCATCCGGCGGGGCAATTGGTACATACACTATCAAAATTCGTGGGGAATCCTGCTGATCCGGGGAATGAAGTGGAATTGAGTCCACAGGTTTTAGCAAACGGCACACCACTAACAGGTTCAACATAAAGAACTGGACCTGTAGTAGTAAGCACCCAACCTGCAACTTCACCTAATGCTTCTGCAAGATTATTCGGATCGGTATACTGGTATCCACCACCCGATACGCCTAATGTAAATCCTCCAGCAGCTGCGGAACCGGTAACCCCATATTGGAACTGTCTTACCACATCACCGATAGCAAAGTTTGAATCTGGGTTATACCCAACACTGTCGGGAGCGAACGCATCGCCGAGTGGGAGTGCAAAAAGTGTCTTGTTAATTACTGTTGTAATACTAGAACCATATGAGACAGGACTGCAATTTTGAGTTGTTCCACTAATTCCAGCCCAACCTTGTTGAACAACACCTGCGCCCTTTTTAAATCCACCTGACTCGATACCGGAAGACTGAACAATTAAGTTACTTCCAGCTCTAAAGGCTAATGATTCGGCAGGAATCCATCTTCGTGAAATACCAGCTGATCTAACGAACGCATTTGGTCCGCTTTCTGAAATACTCTGATCAACATCTCCGATGAATACCTGACGAACAAAGGAACAAGTTTCTCCACCAGCTTCGGTTCCGTCTGGTTTGAAGTTACCAAATGCTGAGCCGTCGTTGGAGGACTGGGTGCCCACATCAACACCCCTACCGGTACTGTAGTTTACACCACTTCTGTAATTTTGAGAGAATGTTATCTTCTGAAGATTCTTATCTGCGGTTGCGCCGGGACGGAAGTTCTGGGTTGCAACATAACCACCCTGTTTATCAATACTAGTCGGTAAATAGTATGCACTGGAATTATTACCAACTATGAGAGATGTGGTAGAAGCTTCCATTGTTGCGGAAGCAAAAGTATCTATTACCATTACGTTATCAAAATTGACATCATGTTCTGTAGCGAAAAGAGGAGCCCAGTATCGGATGGTTGCAGTACCAGCTTCGTTTGCTCTATATGGAATATTAACTTGGATATACTTACCCTTAATATCAATTTTAGGTAAGTTGTTATACTGGAAAGGTCCAGACGCACCCAATACTTCTGATACATCAAATGGGTAACTATCGAATCTGTTATTCGCATACTTCAATGCAATATCAGTGGATGGTAATGCGTCAGTTTCAGCAACAACATAATTTCCTAAGTTGGCGTTAAGGTTTGCACCTTCAAGAGAGTCATCTGTTCTGGCTCTGTCGGAAGATATGTTTGTATTTGATTGTGTTTCGAACTCATAACCATAAACGTAAGCTTTACCGGGAGAAACAGATGTTGCTAATTTACTACCAGTCCCGCCTTGTTCTTGACTAAAGACTCCAGTTGCATCCGGTAAGAAAGTAACAGTTGACACAGTACCTTCTGGAGCTCCGCCGGGGCCACTCATCGTAAGTCCACTTGCAAATCTTCCAGACTCCATGTCTACGATTAATCTTTGTGCAGTAGATCCGACAAAATTTGTTCTGTCTAATACATCTAGAATATCAGCAGTCACACCATTATTGATAACTTTATCACCTGCACCAAAAACTTCGTTCACAGAAGTTAAGGTTACATCAATTTGGTACTTATCTACTCTTAAATTATTCAACACAGTAGAGTTAAATGGTCTTACTGTATAGTTACCAGACTCGTCGTATGTTCTTCTTGCGAGTGTCTTTTCTAATTCAGCGTATTCTGTCTTGTTATATCGTTTAGTGATCTTACCATTTTCAACTCGAAGAACATCTACGAAGTCTTCGTCAATAAACTCAGACGGAGTGTTCGTGGTAATATTAAGAACTTTAGAACTGAAAACAGGATCTACCTGATATCGATCGGCGCCGGGTGCAGAGTAGTTATAAGAACCCTTGGCAGGATCAACAAGAGTAGGATCGTCGATGTTGTCGATAATCTTCTTGTTGATTTGAAGACCGACTCGGTTAGTTGGGAATTGATAAAGACGAACGCCCGCTGATGCACCTACCGCAGTTCCTTCTTCACCTGATCCGGGACTTTCAATTTGATTGGCTGTCGATAATCTAAAAGGTAAATTAGTTTGTGGGTTGATGTAAACGAAGAAACCGTCAACGTAGAACACACCAGTATCGATGGAACATGCCAGTGCATCGCCTGTTGGTGCAACCAGATCGGCCGTCGTTGATTTTACTGCAAAGTTTATATTCTGAGTTTCGCTGTAAATTTGATCACCCAGACCAAATGAATCAGCAGCAGTTCCACCACCACTTAGGTACTGAAGGAATACAACTGGAAAAGTATCTACACCACTAGAGAGAGGAGATTCTGTTGAAACTACTCTTGCTCGTAGATTTGATTTGTCACCCGTACCAGTTACAAAATCTCCGGCAATAAGAGCTCTGTTTGCTTCACTGAGTCCAGTTGCTCGAACATAACCTACGTTTTTTTCCGTCAGACCAGAACCGAGAACCGGAGTTCCGTTCTTAAAGACATGATCTCCAAAACGCTCAATCTGTGTTTGAAGGGCGGTTTGGAGTTGGGTGAGTTCTCTTGCTTGAACGGCAAATCCTGGCTTGAAAAGAATCTTAAGATAATTCTTTGTCTTGTCAAAATCGTCGTAGTATGGATCTCCCGATGTCAATTCAGGGTCATATGAAGGCATGTTTCTATTACTCCCTAAAAGTCAATTACGACTTTGATTTCTTCGTCTTGGTCTGGATTTCTTTGCACGGGTCTTACGTTCTCTATGTATAACACTTGTCCGGTATTTCTCAAGAATTCCGGTATAGTTGTTCCAAGAACTTCACCAGTAAAACCATTCAGTGAAATTACATTTCCTGCTGTCAGTGAACCAATTGTAGATGTTAGGAACATGTCTACGGTACTCCCGGCTGGACCTGAAGTTGTTCCTGTTGCATAACCAAAACTTACTAATGTAGAACTAAATTGGTTTGCGTTTCCAGTAACACCCAAGTCAAGAAGACTTGAACTCAATTGGAATTGTGGACTAGTAAAGAACGACTGAACTTTAGTTGTAAGTCTGTGTGATTCGTCGATATTTACTGGTTGACTTTCAGTTTTGGTAATAGTTCCCACTGGAGAATTGCTCAGTTGAACTGTGCCATCTTCCGAAAGTGATCGGAAACCAAATACCTTTTCACCATCTAGTTGAGTTCCGAGTGCAACGCGAGGAGCAATGAACGAACCAACTTTATCTGTGAGTGTAATAATTCCTCGTTCACCATCTGCATCAGCAACGAATCGAGTTACTTTGGCAGTAGAACCGGAGTCCATACCATACACAACAGATCCGATTGGGAATGATTCATTAACGAATGTCTTACTATGTGTTACGGAATCTACAAATCCACCGAAACTATTTCCGTCTCCGCCAAATGTGTAACCGGTTCCTGTTGTTTCTCCGTAGAAAATTCTACCGGAGGTCACGGAACTTGGTCGTTCATCTGGAATTACACAAGCTCGGAATGACCCGTTGTCTACAGACACGGTTAGTTTACCGGCAGTATTTGGAACCCAATTTGTTACTGTTCCTCTTGCCTGTGTTGTACTGTGTTCACCTTGATGAATCTTTTGTCCAACAACAAATGCGTCTACTGGGTGAGTCATTCCCGGTGTTCCCACTGTGTGGAAATCTATAACAGCAGTATTATTTTCGTTTCGTATTCTTACGTCAGTGAAGTTCGGTGTTGCAGTTCCCGCAATAAATCCGGCAGTAACTCCCGCAGTCCATCCTGCAAGTTGTGGGTTCTTAATAATTGA